AAAATGGTTGCTGAGTTAGCATAAGCAGATGCCGCAGTACCTGTGTTATTACCTGACCAAAATATTTCCACGCCACCAATATTTGATGTTGGAAAGTTTACGTAATATTTTACACCAGTTAATTGTAAATCATAATATGGTAAAGCAGTATTACTTAAACTGGCCGAAGTGTGTAATAAAACACCATTAGCATCTAAAGCACTAGATAGTGTGTTTGCTTGAATACGAGAAACATTCAATTCTCCACCGGAAATACCGTCAAATACACCTGTCAATTTAATGATGGCGTCAGTTTGAGTATCTCTAAGAACTTGGTATGTAAATTTATTTGACATATTATGGCTTCAAGTTATATGGTGTATAGTTGAATGCAGCAGGATCATGGAACTGACCACGGTCATAGTAAGCATTGTCTTTACGTAATTCAACAATTAATGTGTAAGCACAATTAGCAACTAAACCAACAGTTTGTACACCAATATCACCTGTAGCACCAACAGCGTTATTTTGAATAGTAACCATACCTTGTTCTTCTGAATATTGACCACATAGGTCCATATTAAAGATAGGTTTGTTATTTGCTGGATTGGAAGCAGACCAGAACAACTCAACATAACCTTTTTGTTGTGAAGCAATATTGTAACCAATTCGTGAAATTGTGATACCGTAATATGGTAATGCTGTGTTACTTACACTCAATGAAGTATAAAGAGGAACATTATTGGCATCTAAAGCGCCAAACAAAGTGTTTGCTTGAATACGAGAAACATTATTTTCTTGGCCAGAACCATCAAAGTTGGCCGTTAATTTAATAACGGCTTTCTGTGTAGTGTCTTTTAAAACTTCGTATGTATAAATGTTGGCCATTCTTTATCCTATTTAAATTCTTCTGGTACTGATGTGGACCATTGCATTGCTTCATATGGTACTGTCACATATTTATCTATCTTATCCACATAGTATAATGCCACACGTTGTCCATTTGGAAACTGACGAACAGATTTCCTTTTCATTATTAAAACCGAAGGAGGATCCATAGTCTTTTGACTAGGACTCTTGGCTTCAACCATGAATTGTTTAAGCGTTTTCATCCGAATTATCTTGGTTGAAATAATTTTGTGCCACGGCTTGTTTGGCTGCTTCAATATGAGCAGTTACTTTGTCGTGAATAGTAGCATATAAGGCGTTTCTAAACTCAACACCGTTATCTTCCATTGCGTAATCTATAATTTGTCTTGTATCCATTTGAATCTCCTATCAAAATATTTATAATAACTTATTAGGTATTAGTTTTTTTGGCCGCTTGTTTGGCCATTTCTGCTTCGTGTTCTTGGTCTAATGGGTGTTGTGGTTGACCTGGTACTTGTGACATCATTTGTTGTTGTGCCACGTCATTCATAACACCAACTGGTAATCCAAGACCTGCTTCTTTTTCTTCATCCATTTCTTTCTGCATTTCACCAATCTCATCATCGGTTAAACGAAGAACATTACGTTGAATCCAAGACTGTGAGAAATAACGTCCAGTATAGGCATCAACAGCACTCAACAACTGTAAACGGTTAGTCATCAACTCAGCTTCTTTTAATTCTGTAAAGTTGTTGTCACGAATAAAGTCAAAGTGGATGTCATCTTGGAATTCTTTCCATTCATCATTTGTACAAATACCTTTAAGTACACACTGGACACGGAGTGCCTGATCGAACATATCGGTAAATTTACTGCGCAACTTCTCAACAAATCGTGAGAATTTAATTTCATCACGGGTAACTTCTGTTGAACGACCTAATGAGAAACCAGAAGATTCTGGATTTAAACGTGAGATAGGTACGTTAAGTGATTTGTATAATTTCTTTTCGAAATACTTAACATCTTCCAGTTCACCTAAGTTTTGGCCACCAGGTAATGTAGAAATCTCTGTACCTTTTCCACCTTCACGGCGTGGCAACCAGAAATCTTCTAACATAGAAAGGTGTTTACGGTCATCACGAACTTCACCAGTATTTGAATCGTATACCAGTTTGTTCTTATACTTGACCATGATATCACGAAGGTATTGTTCCGCTTTTAATTTTGGAAGGTTACCCACGTCAATATAAAAAATACGGCGTTCAGGAGCACGACTGATACGATAAATGACTGTGGCATCTTCAATCATCCTTAACTGGTTAAGTGGCTTAATTGCTTTGTGTAAGTACGATAACACAACTGCCCTACGACTGTCCATAAGACCAGAAACAACGGAGATGATGGAGTCAGTAGTAATACGTACACCGATAGGTCCAAAATTTTGAGACGATCCTGTAGTCACCTTGTCATTATAGATGTAGTATTCATTTACCACATTCATAACATCCACACCAGTACGTTCGTCTTTTTGTTTTTTGATTTCACGAATCTTACGGAGTTTACGAGGATCGATATAACGGAGTTCTTTAATACCTGCCGCTGGATTTTCTTGGTCAATAATGATATGGAAGAATAATCGTCCATCCACATAATATCTACGGAATAGGTCCTGTGACATACTCTTGTAGTTTAATAATCGGCAAATGGTATCAAATTCTTTTTTGATAGCATTTTTAATTTTGTCTGGCTGTTGTAAGTTGTCCAGAACCAACTTGATTGTAGTACCATCATCATCTTCGCATATGGCTTCACCAACGATATCATCGATTGCCGATTCAATCTCTGGTTGCATTGCCATTTCACGGTAACGGGAAATAAGTTCTACGTCATTCTTGGCAGTACCGTCTAAGTCAACGTATGTGCCATAGTAAGCCGCAGAGGTAATAGTAAGAGCGCCATCGTCATTAGATGGTGGTGAGAACGATTGCTGGTCGGTTTTTTCCTTGTCGGATTCATCCCGAGCAATCGTAAAACCAAAGAGAGAGAATTTATTTGCCATCGTATTTTAGTCCAAATCAAAAAAACATAATGAAAGGGACCGTAGTCCCTTTCGTATAATAGTGTAAATTAACTGTCGGTTGAAGCAACGTTTGTCCAGTATTGGTATGCAAATGTTACTGAATATTCTTCAATAGCGTCATTTGAACCCCAATCTAAATCAATCGCACCTAAGTCAAGTGGGAACATTCCAACAAAGTTGTAAGCATTAATTGCTGAACCATCTTTACCGTATTGAGTAACTACAGCATCAACACTATATCCAGAAGGATTAGTTGCTGCGCCACTTCTTACGTTACCTGCATGACTATTGATAGCGTTCATCCAAGACTCAATAGAGTTACGGATTACGAAATCTTCGTCATTAAGGATCTGTAAAGTCCAGTCAGTAAATGAACGATTACCAGCAAATTTCATTTCACGACCAAAGTAGTAAACTGGTACAGTACCGACCGTTGAACCTGGTAACTGTGCTGTCTTGGCCATAAAACTTAATTTCTGGCCAGCCAGTGTGGAATTATTTGCGATTGTTGGAAATGTTAAAGTTACTTCAAACAGATTGGGACGGGCACCGTCACCAACCAGTTGAGACCTAAATTCTGTTACATTGAATGCCATTCTGTTTCTCCTATATCGTTAGTTATTTATTAGAACTGTCCAACGACTTCACTGAAATCAACACCAGTTCTTACAGCAACAAAGTTCAACTGGATAAAGTTGATAGAACGAGCAGGTTTAATGTAGATATCACCAACAAATTGATTAGCATCAACAACTTGTGGAGTGTTGTTTGTAGAATCACAAACCACTTTAAAGTCATAGATACCACGGCGACCCTGTACATCACGTAAGAATGGAGTTACCAAAGCAACAAATTGTGCTTGTGTAAAGGCGTCATTGAATTCAAACAATGAATATTGTGCTGCCTTAGCAATGGTTTTTTCCAACACAATAAACAATCTACGAACGTTAATACGGTCAAAAGCAGAAGGTTTAGATTGTAATGTTTTATCTCCATATAATACTGTGCCATTTCCTGGGAAAGTAGCAACAGGATTAATACCTAAAGAGTACAAAGCATCACGTTGTGCTTGAGCAGGATTCCATGCCAATTTAACAACGTTTTTCAAATTACCACGATTGAAACCAGCAGGTGAGAACCATGGATCTGTAACAGAGTCGGTGTATACACAAAGACCAGCAACGTCACCATTCAATGGTACCCAACGATATGTGTTGTTATATTTGTCAAACATGTATTTCCAACCACAGTCAGCAACAGCATATGATGTTGAACGGGAAAGTGAAGCATTCCATGTTGTAATATTTGAAACTTCATTACCTGATTGATTAACAACAGCAGAAGATGGAGGTGACAAGAAAGCCACACAATCTTTACGTAAATTGGCAATATTGTCAATTACATATTGTTGAACTGTTACATCAGCGCCACCAGTAAGAACTAAAGAAATATCAACTTGTTCTGGATTACTAAAATAACTAAAACCGTTTACATAATCGGCATCAGTAGTTGCTGCATCGGCACCAGAAGTCAGTCCTAAAGTAACGGATGTGGACAAATTGGCAAATGTTACGCCAGCTAATGAAGAACCCCATGTTGTAGCCGTATTTGAATACTGTGGAGGATCGATAGCGTACACATAATTTGATTTATTGTAAATTACATTTTTATAGTAATTTGAATTACCTAAAGAATCTTTAGCATCTAAAGCTTTAGAAACAAATGGATAAGTTTCCAATACTGTTCCTGCTGTACCGGTAAATAAACCATTTGTATCAATAACAGCAATATGCAATTCGTCATTTGTGGCATTAAGTGATGCTGCCTGAGCTGATGTGCCTGGAGCTCCAGTAAAGTAACTTCTGAATCCCCATGTACTAAATCCTACAGAGTCACAGATAGAAACTGAAAGTGAGTTACCTAAAGCACCTGGATATCTAGCAACAAAAGAACCGTATAGGTTATTATTGTTTGACATCAAATAAGAGGCTTGGAAAACATCTTTATTAGGAATGAATACCACATTGTTTGATGTAGCATTGTAAGATGCTGCGTTAGCTGAACGAACAACCTGTAGATTATTACCATATGCCAAGAAAGAGGCCGCAGTAAAGAATGAAGTTGCAGTATTTGTGTTTGGTTGACCAAACATTTTTACCAGAGTGAGTTCGCTGTCAACTAAAATTGATTTATTTACTGGACCCCATGTGAAATTTCCAGCAAAAGCACCGGCCGTAGTTAGTATCGAAGGAGTGACTGTTGTTAAGTCTACCTCTGAAACACTTACGCCTGGAGAGATTGTAAACGCCATTTGTTATCTCCTTGAATATTGATTTATTTGGCAGTTAAGATACCATACAGATATTTATGTAAGGCCATATTTAGAGATTTTTCATCATATCTCTAATAAAACCTGAATATATCTCACCACCATCGGCTACTTCCCATACATCACCATCATAAACCTCTAATCCAGGTCTATCTACACCGTTCTCAATGATTAGGGCTGGTAGTACTTCTTCATCATATTGATTCATGTTTTCCAACTGAATCTGTTTTCTCAAGTCATGGTTAACAATTTCTCTAAAATATTTCTGTGTGGTTGCCCACGCAAAAATTACTAAAGTCATTGCCATGTCATCATTAGCACCTTCTGCCGCAGCAAAAGATGTTTTGTGTTGCTCAAATGTGGTTAATTCGGAATATGTATCAAAATCGTTAATTAGAAGTTTGTCACCTTCAATCAAAGTTTTTAGGTTAGAGCAACCAACCTGTTTAACTTGAGTGGACATTTTCAGACCCATTTGAATACCACGAGCAAAACCAGCAGACAGTTGTTGTGGTTTCTTATTACCAGTAAATACTTTCAATAGGTTTTCATATTCCAGGTCAGCATGAATAAAGTCTGCCACCTGTGGATTATTATTAATTTCAACCAACACATAGGCATTGTTATAATACCTGGCGGCATTAACAATTACTGTTGGGAATAGAATTGGTGAAATAGAAGAACTATTATATGTGGCCACCTGTCGATATGGAGTGGTCGATATGTCGAATATAGAGAAGGCAGACGAGTCAAGGTTCTTACCTTCAGAGACGTCCACCGTCATACAGTAGAGGTGGTCTGTCTTAGAATCTTCTGTTTCTTTGACTGGATGTTCATAAATCTTCATCATGTCATGGTCAGCAATTGGATCCATGTACCTGATTTGTTGTAATTTACGTCCAGAAATAAGAGTATTAGATGATCCTAAGAACTCAGTTTCAAACTCCTGAGCAAACTGACGTTCAGAAGTATTACGGATAGTTTCTTCTTTCCAGGCCTCATCTCTACCTGGTACATGAGACCAGTGAATCTCAAAGTTCTTATAGTTGTTTCGACCTTCTAATGAATCCATCCATAACTTATAGAACAAGTTCATACCGTTAGGAGTAGAAACAATAATGATCTTGGAAGATTTACCAGAAGAAATTACAGGGTAAACAGAGTTAAAGAATTCGTGAGCAATGTTATTTGGTACGAAAGCAAACTCGTCCAAAAATACAATGTTAAATGATCCACCTCGAACGGCACTGGATGATGTAGACGCTGCAATTACTTTAGAACCATTCTCCAGTTCTACGTTACCTTTATTCCAAGTAACGATACCTTGTTGTAACCACATTGGTAAGTTTTCATAAGCGAGTTGATACTTGGCTAAAATATCTCTTGCTAATGAACCTTTGTTGGCCAGAACTGCCACGTTTTGTTGTTCTGTGAAAATGGTTGCCCATAATAAGTAACCAACTGTGGTGGTAGTTTTACCAACCTGACGAGGACATTTTGTGATGACGAAACGATTATCTTTAAAGAGGTTTAACATCTCTTTTTGAAAGTCCCACATTTTGAAGTTCATCAGACCTTCATCAACGTTGACAATCTTGATGTAGTTCATACAGAAATAAACAGGGTCTTTGGAACACTTAATGTATTCTTCTACCTGTTCTTCTGTAAAGTTTATCTGAACACCCACACGCTTCAAGAGTGGATTGTCTCTATACGAATCTATATTTTTAGCAACAGCCATTATATTCTTTCACATTTCCATCCACGGTGATGGTTGAATAATCCTCTAGCCACTTTACCCATAGCGCTTCGGTCCAAATCATTATTTTGACAAAATGTTGGTAAACCTTTAATGTGGTAAATTTTATTTTCTGGACTAGTTACTTTATATTGTTTTTTTAATTTTTCAACTCGTTTGTTTATCGTTTTAATTGACTGTTTATGTCCTAGTTTACTTTTAGATAAATTGGTTTTATGTTCTTGTGTTTTGGGTTTACTTAATTTTTTTCGTATTTCGTTGGCTTTTTCTTTTGTGTGTAGTTCGTCTAAACTTTTACCTTTTAGTGCAATACTTTTTTTTTCACAAGTTTCTTTTGAATGTTTTCTGCCGGTATTGGTATATTTTATTAATTCTATTATCAGTTCTTCTTTACCTATTTGGCCAGACAAACCTTTCCAAGCCAGTTCATCTTCCTTTCGACCATATTGTTCAAACAAAATTCGGTGTGCTTCCGCATGTTCTTCCACGGTCAACTCAACCAAATTGGATGGATCATCAGAACCACCTGCGTGTTTGGGTACAATATGGTGTTTATGTAAAACAACCATTATTCTTTACCTTTGATTAACTTATTCAACTCATTGGTTGAAC